CAACTGGAGGCCCGTGCCGCGTCCTACGGGGCCCGTGCGCGCGTGTACGGCGAGTGCACGATGAGCATTCCCGAGGGTCGCATCTATCGCGAGGTCGTGGAGTGGGGGACCGACTCCCGCGTCGTCATGCCCTGCCCGGCCTGCGGCGAGCGCATCGCCCCCGAGCGCGAGGGCCTGTCGGGCTGGCAGGACGGGGCCGACGTCATGGCGGCCCGGGCCGGGGCCCGGTTCTCCTGCCCGAAGTGCGGGGCGCTGTGGGACGAGGCCGAGCGGGCGCAGGCGCTCCGGGGCTCCCGCGTCGAGGCCCCCGTCGAGAAGACGACGAACACCTGGGGCTTCCGCTGGAACCAGGTCTCCTCCGCCCTCGTGGCCCTCGCCGACATCGCCGAGCAGGAATGGCGCGCGGCGAAGAGCGAGAACCCCGAGGACGAGCGGGCGGTGAAGCAGTTCGTCTGGGCGCTCCCCGCCCCCCGGGAGGAGCGCGTCGCGCTGGCCGGCCTGTCCCGCGACATCGTCCTCTCCCACGTCTCGAAGCATCCCCGGGGCACGATGCCCGAGGGGTGCAAGTGGCTCACGGTCGGGATCGACCTCGGGCTCTGGACGTGCTGGTATTCGGCATGGTCCTGGCGCGAGGACGCGCAGGGCTACTGCATCGACTACAACCCCCTCGAGGTGCCCCAGGAACGCGGGCAGCCGGACCCGGCGCGCATCCTCACGGCGCTCCGGGCCTTTCGCGCGGACACGCTCGAGGCGGGCTGGGCCGGGGGGCGGAAGCCCGACCTCGTCCTCGTGGACTCCGGCGGCGAGAGTCGCTTCCAGGCGATGGCCTACGCCTGGGTTTCCGAGGGCGCGAAGGGCGGGTACTACCCGAGCAAGGGCCGGGGCTCGGGCCGCAACCAGGAGGGCTGGCACAAGCCATCCCCGGGGCCCCGCACGCTGGCCCTGGGCGAGTCGTGGGCCATCGTCGCGCAGGCGGACGGGACGCCCCTCGTGGAGCTCCACTCCGACGCCTGGAAGCGCGCCGTTCATTCGGGCTTCGCCTCCCCGGCCGGGGCCCCCGGGGCGCTCATGCTCTACGCCGGGACGCCGCTGGACCATCTCGCCTTCGCGCGGCACATCACCGCGGAGCGCGAGGAGGAGGAGTTCATCCCCGGGCGCGGCGTCCGCGTCTGGTGGAACCAGATCTCGAAAAATAACCACTACCTGGACACGACCTACATGGCGCGGGCGGCGGCGGACATGCTCGGGGCGTCGGCGGTGCGGGCGCTTCCCGGGCCTGCCGTCGCCCCCACGCCGCACGAGGCGCAACGCGAGGCGAGGAGGCCCGAGGGCGGGCGGAGAATGATGCGGACGAGGTATTGAGGAGGATCGACGATGGGTCATAAGACAGACATGCGCGCTCGGGAACCGAAGGAAGTCCCCGCCATCCCGATCGGACGGACGCAGCCGGTCGCCAAGGCGCCCCCCAAGCCCGTCGAGTACTCCTTCCCGACGAAGTCGCGCTGTCCCCGGTGCGGGAGCACAAACACGACCCGCACGTCGTCGTACAACGCGACGCAGTACCGACAATGCCGGATGCCCGTCTGCCGCCATCGGTTCTCCGTGAAGGGAATCCCTCTTGCCTGATTAGTCAAAACATGCACGGGATTTGACTAATTAGGGTATATTTCCCGCTCGAAACCATTCCCACTCTTGACCATCCTCCGCCGTCGCCTACGGTGGAGGCATGAGCCTCAGCAAATCCTCGACGCTCGCGGACGCCCTCGGGCAGTACAACGACAACCTGTCGTGGGAGGGCGACTCCTCGAAGGCCCTCCTCTTCGTCGAGGCCTGCCGCTTCCTCCGCGTGAACCGGCCGCAGTCCCGCCGCGATTCGCTCGCCGGTCTGGACTACGAGTCGATCCTGAAAGACCAGGAAAAGGCGGAGGCCTACCTGCAGGCCGTCAGCGACGACAACCGCGCCACGTTCGTCGTCGGGAGGTGCCTGCAATGATAGGCGTCTCCCGCCTCCGCCGCTTCTTCTCGGGCAGCAAGGCGAAGGCCCCCGCACGCGCGGGAGGGCCTTCCCCGTCCCGCCGTGGCGAGATCGAGATCGAGGGCGGGCGCGGCACCTACACCGCGCTCGGATACCGCTCCGCGACCACGGCGACGCGGGAGGGGCGCTACCCGGTCACCGGATCGGGAGACATGCACCTCTCCTACCACCGCGAGCAACTGGTCGCGCAGGCCCGGGAGTTCGCCCGCGACAACGGGATCTTCCGGGGCATGATCGAGCGCGCCGTCTCCTACGTCATCGGGAACGGTTTCCAGCTCCAGGCGAAGTCCGCCGACCCCGAATGGAACCGCGACGCCGAGGCGCTCTGGTCCGATTGGTGGAAGTCCCCGGAGGCGCGCGGAGTGCTCACCGGCCCCCGCCTGGAACGCATGGTCGCCCGGGAACTCTTCTCGGTCGGCGAGTCCATCGGCCTCATGCTCTCGTCCGGCCTCGTGCAGATCGTCGAGGCCGAGCAGATGGCATCTTCGCAGCACCCGGACGGAATCCAGAAAAGCACGGAGGGCGCCCCGCTCTCGTACTGGATCGCGCCGTACTCGGACGGCGGGCAGGTGAACAAGGCCGCGGCGAAACCCAAGGATCCGGCGTTCACCCTGCACCTCCTCGACCCCGAGCGCCCCTCGGCTCACCGCGCCGTCCCGCCCTGTCAGTCCACGTTCTCGATGCTCCACCGGATCAATGACGTCTGCGACAGCGAGGCCGCGGCCTTCCAGCTTCTCGCCCGGCTCGCCGTCTCGATCACGCGCCAGAACGGCCCGCAGATCGGCCGGAGCGAGTCGAAGCAGGACCCGGCCAAGAGAAGCGACAAGGAAGGCGACCTCGCGACGCGGATCAGCGAACTCGACTACGCCCTGATTTTCAACGGAAACCTTGGCGACGAAGTACGAGGCATCGAGCACAACATCCCGGGCCAGAATTTCCCGGACGCAGTGACCATGTTCCTGCGGCTACTCGGGCTCCCCCTGGGATTACCGCTCGAAATCATCCTGTTGGACTGGACGAAATCCAACTTTTCGCAGTCGCGCGCCGTCCTCGAGCAGGCCTTCCAGACCTTCAAGGGCTGGCAGTCCCTCATCGTGGGCGGCTGGCACTCGCGCCTCTACGCCTGGAAGGTCGGGCAATTCATGGCGGAGGGCTCGCTCGCGCTACGAGACGACTCCCTCGCTCACGACTGGATCGTCCCGCAGTTCCCCTGGCTCGATCAGCTCGCCGAGGCCCGGGCCAGCGCCGAGAAGGTGGAGCGCGGGTATGCGACCCACGCGGAGATCTGCAAGCAACTCGGCCGCGAACGCGAGGACATCGTCAAAATCCGCGACGAGGAGATCCGGGACGCGATCGAGAAGGCGCAGAAGATCCTCGCCGACACCGGGACCGCGGTCCCGTGGCAACTGTTCGCTGGCGTCCCCCTCCCGGGGAACGGATCCGCAGTCGCCGCCGAGGCATCCCTCGGCAAGCCGGCCCCGGCGCCGGCGGGGGTGCAGCCGTGATCCACGGCACCGAAGCGCGTATCTGGGCGATGGAGCCCCGGGCCCTGGAGACCTGGCTGGCGCGGGGAAAAGCGCTGGACCCCGTCGCGCTCGGCCCCATGTCGCCCTCCTCGAGGCCCCGCGGGACCCTGAAGATCGTGGACGGCGTGGCTGAGATCCAGGTCTCCGGCCCGCTGATGAAGTCCGTCCCCGAGTTCGCGCGCATGTTCGGGATCGAGGCGACGTCCTACGTGGATCTGGCCGCGGCCCTGGTCGAGGCGGCGGCAAGCCCTGACGTCAAGTCCGTCCTCCTCCGCGTCGACTCCCCCGGCGGGGAGATCTCCGGCCTGGACCTCGCGACGCGCGCGATCGCGGCGACGCGGAAGCAGAAGCCGGTCGACGCCCACGTCGACGGCCTCGCGGCCTCCGGGGCCTACTGGCTCGCCTCCCAGGCCGGCCGGATCACCGCCGAGCAGAACTCCGAGATCGGCTCCATCGGCGTCTACACGCGCCTGATGGACACCTCGAAGATGGCCGAGATGGACGGGGTGAAGGTTCACCTAATCGCGAGCGGCCCGCACAAGGGCGCCGGGTCGATGGGCGTCCCGGTCACCGACGCGCAGGTCGCGGCCATGCAGGAAGTCGTCGACGGCCTGGCCGAAAACTTCACGGCGGCTGTCGCGAGCGGCCGGGGGATGGCCCTGGAGAAGGCGAAGGAACTTTCGAGCGGTCGCCTATGGACCGCGCAGCAGGCGAAGGCCGAGGGTCTCATCGACCACGTCGGCCCGGTGGAACGCGCACAGGGGGCCGCAGGCGGCGCAGCCCCCGCAAGCGCAACAGCGTGCGCCGCGTCAATGCAGGAGGGCAACATGCCCGAGAATCAGGGATCCGTTCCTCCCGCGCCGCCCGCGGCGACCCCCGCCAAGGCGGACAACACGGCCGAGATCCTGGCCGCGCTCAAGGACATGGGAATCGCGGACCTCAAGGCCCAGGTCGCGGAGCTGAAGGCCGCCGTCGCGGCGAAGCCCCCGGTCGCTCGCGGCG